TCATTCAACAACAAGCCTGCCGCCACTGCACCAGAAGGTGTGGCATCGTAGGTAACGAGAGCGGCACCGTTGTCCATAGAGGCACCCGAGCCTCCAGCACTAAGAGCTGCAATACCGCCTCTAGTCGCGGCCTCGTTCATAAAGAACGAGATGTCAGTCTGAAGAGTACTTCTATCTGTTTTAAGAGCCATTATGAATCTCCTTTATCTGAAAAATTTAAACTATTTGTTTTCTTTTGGAACGGACTGTAAAATCGAACCAAGCCATTCGCTAGCAACCGCCCGAAGAGATTCCGCAGGATCGTCTTCACCGATGGCTTCTGCGATAGCGACTTCTGCCGACTCTTCGGCATCTTCCAAGACTTCTACATTCGCCTCGGCGCTATCCACCTCTTCGTCAGCTTTGGCTGGCGTTTCTTTGTCCTCTTTCTTATCTTCGTCTTTATCCTTTTTCCAAGGAGGCCACGCGGCCTTCTTCTTCATTACAGCCACTATCTTATCGAAGGTTTCTTCGTCAACCGAACCAAGCTCCTCGATAGTTGCGATAGCCTCATCGGGTTCAAATCCGAGGTCTTCCAGTTTAGCCTTTCGCTGCATTAGCGCTTCCTGTTTCTTCATAACGGCCAATTCGTCTTCCATGCTCTTTACTTCTTCGTTTCTACTCGCAAGAGCTTCCTCTTGCGACTTAATGGATTCAGCAAGAACCTTATTCTCTTCTTCTTTTTTAGCAAGATCCTGTGCGTGGTCCGCGACAGAAGCCTTAAGAGCTTCGATTTTGGACTGAAACTCAGCTTCCTTTTCAGCGGTCACCTTGTCTCTCAGCGCTTCGTTTTCGGTTTTCGCTTCGGCAAGCTCCTTTTGCAAATCCAAGATTTGCTTATCGTGATTATCACTCATCGTGTTCTCCTTCTTAGAGGATATAGTTAAAATTTCTGCTTTCGATTCGTCGAAAAATTCGTTTCCTTCCAATATTACACTACGGGGATTAGCAGGTTTGGAAACCAAGCCTTTACCAGAGAACGATAAGTTTCTTAACAGTCTGCCAACTCTATAGTCTTCGTATTTTCCGCTCCCACCGTAAGATCTTAGATGTTTTGTTAGAAATGCCGATGCTTCACCCCTTTGTACCACCTTAGTAGACCCGTCTGGAGTCGTTAGTGCGTAGTCAAAGTCTGGGAACAAACACTCCATAGACACAAACCATTTTCCATCTTCAATCTCGGAAACTATTTTCCGCATTCTGCTTCTTTGATCTTCATCGCTCCATTCAGTATATATAACGGATGTAGTGAGGATGTTGAAAGTGTCTGGCACCTCTTCGGTGTCACAATTAATTTCGACGCCCTCAAAATCTACAACAACATTGCCGGTGATGTGTCCGATAATATCTTTTTCATCATGCATAAAATTGAAGGGCTTATCTTCGGGTGTATCTTTCGCTAGCCACAACTCTCTGGGATCGAACACGTCGTCGTTTTTGTTCCATCCGGTGCTAACTAATATTGACTTCAGGTAATATAGATCTATCTGATCTTCGTTTTGAGCAATTGAAACATCACTACCAGAGTTTTCTGCGAGTATCTTTTTTAACTTGCTAATAGTCTCTGGCAAAGGTTCCGGTTTGTATGTCTCCGCAACAGCATAACAGGCAACACTGTTGCTATCTAACAGTATATCGTTCAAACCGTCTTGTATTTCAGATTCATATATTTTCATATTTTAAAAGCCTCCAATATTAATACACAAAAAATAAAATCTTTGGTATTTATTGGTAAAAATCCTGAATATCGACAAAGGTAGAGGCGTAAATGTATTTCATTTCGGAGGTGCTGGGCTGTTTACTGTTAGTCAAAACGAAAGACTCTTTTTTGGCAGCAACAACAGAATTAAACTCGTCAGACGGCCTAGTTCCGTTATCTAATAGCTGCTTCACTAACTCGGGAGTTATTTCCATATATGGGGTCATCCCAGTCAGTACACACATCTTCAGATATTCCAATTGATCTACTTCTGATTTGTTTAAACTTCTAGCGTTCTTCTTGTTAAAATGAGCGAGTGCTATTGGAGAAAGAACCTCCGATATCTTGGCTTGAGCATCAAGAGCCCATAACGTAGCGGTCGTAGCGTCCCCGCTTCGAGGAAGAACACGTTTCTCCTTTCGCTTCTTGGTGTCTCTAGAGAATTTCGGGCGACCGTTGGGCTCTTCAGGAGCATAGTCGGTCTCTTGATTGGGCGATACCACCGGCCCTGTAACTTCCTTTTCCCTTTCTGCGGGCGGAAGTCCGAACTTTTCCAGATACTCTTCAGTATCCATCACATCCTTCGTTAGGGCTATCTTAGCTATATCCTCTTTATGCTGAGGATTATGGTAGGGTCCAGCCTTCTTGGGAGTACTCATATCATTAAGCCGTTCCCTTTCTTCACGTCTTACACGTATACGCTCAATTCCGGGCAATTCCCTAAATCTTTCAAGCAGCGTTTCGCTTGAGATAATATCTCTATCTGCCAACTGAATCAGAAGCTGTTTTTCAGCAGCTTCGTCAGATAGCACAATAGAATCAAAATGAATCTCGGCTGGAAATCTAAAACCCATGGCTTTTCTAATTAGTTCAATCTCGTGTCGCCAGAACTGAGCTAAGATTTCTCTGCCATATTCCAGTCTCTCGATAAGAGTCTTTAAAGAAACGTAGTTGTTGGTATATCCGCCGCTGGTAGTTGCGCCGGTCAACGTTGGCGGAATACCTAATCCGGCATAAATACTAGTAAGAACCGGCTGATATTTTTCCGCCCCTAAAAACTTGTAAACCTGAGACTGACTTTCCTCGAACTTAAGCTCTGGACCCCAGACCAAGTCCATAGTGCCGCCCCCAACATTGCTCGCCAGAATATCGCGTAACTTATTAATGGCGGCCTTCGTCGGGATAATTTTGTGATCCAGATCGCCAACCGTCCAAAGCCGAACGTTGGAAATCGCCCCGTCAAGAGCTGCCAAGTCTGCCAACTTCATCTTTTCAAGCATCATAATGTCATCGAGGATCGCATATATCATAGGATTGGCCCATAACAACCAATCGTCCTTTTTGTAGTGAAAAAACCCCACCTTATCCATGTCGAGGGGAATGGTTCTATCGCCATTTTTTAGCCTTCGCTGCAAATCTAAGGGTAGCGTTTTGAAAATGGTCTTGTTGGTAGTCGAGCTATTGACTAAAGACTCTGAGGTGTACTTAGATAGATTGAGTGTAAACTGTGGCTTCCCAATCATCTGGCTACCATAGTCCTGAACATCAACAGCAAGAGGGTTCAGAAAATCGTAGGTCCAAGGTATTTCGCGCCTCGGAACCTTAAGATCCTTAATCTCCAGATCGGCTCCCCCAGATCTTTTTAGTTCTCGCTCCTTTTTCTGGTTTAATTTAGCTGTGCGCCTCTTGACAATAACATTCCCACAACGGTAAAGATAATTCAGGAATCTTTCAGACCTATCTACACCACTCACCTGAATAAACCATTTTCTGTAGAATTTTTCTATGGTCTTATTGGGATGTACTAACGTGAGGCCCTGTGAAGCAAAGTCGCTCATAAGATCAATAACATTCCGAATAATGCCAACCCTGTCATAAGCCTGCATACTCATTTTCATTATTTTTTTCTGCTTACTCGGCACGGATTCACCGGGACGAAAGCTGTCGTAGTCATCTCGAAGAAAACCGGTTCTTACAGATCTGTTAGGTTCAACGTCTATATAGCTACTTCTACGACCATAGCCAACGGCCTTTTGGATGCCGTCATAAGCCTCTATCGCGTCGGCGGTGAGAATGTAAGCCTCTTGCTTTTGCGAGTCGCTGTCCCATGTTCTGTAAAGTGGCGATTTAGACATCTATACTGTTCTCCTATCAATGGTATTGTGAATATGATTGTCAATACTATTATACACAAGCTAATAGACATCTTGCATTTTTTCTGAAAACCAAGACGGCCCGTGATAAAGTTTTTCGTTTTTAAACTTGGCGCTGTTGTCTTTTTGAGCAAATCCTCCGATGGTAGAAAATTCGATGCCTCTATCTGTTATCCAACTTCTGGCAGACATGTTAGCCATAAGTAATGATGAATAACGGTCTTTACGTAGTCTGCTCTTTCTTCCTGCGGCAACTCTTACTTCAGGAGTGTCCCATCTTTCGCGACCGGTGGCGGTCTGTGTCATGACTATCATGGATAGTTCGTCTTTAAGTTCTTCAATCTCCATAACGCAATCTTCAAGCGTATCATACTTTCTGCCAGATATTTTGTCGTGCTCGATAGAAAGCCCAATGCTTGCTGAGTCAAAAAATGGAAAAAGCAAAATCTTATCTTCAAAGTCTTTTCTTAGTCCATGATTAGCTTCCGCTAGCCAGTCCGCTCTTGCAAACTGACAAAGCCTGAGTATATGTAGTCCC